TTGCCTCTCTTGCCCTGGTTGCAAATGTAAAAAGAGCCGCCGCCGCTAGAATTACAACGCCAGTAGTGCCGCCCAATAAGGCCATACCACCCCTGAGCGCACCTATTGAAACCGCTGCCGTTCGTGCTGCCAAAGTCACGCCGCCAAGTGCCGCCGCATGCGCCGCCGTTGCGGTAGTCGCACGAGTCACAAAAGCTGTGCCGCCTACAACCGCCGCACCATAGCGTACTTGTGCCGCTGCCGCTAAAGTTAAGCTAGTGACAATCCGGCTGCCAATAACTACAGCGAATACCTCTGCAACCTTTGCAGCTTCAACAAATATATCCGACAGCTTAGAAGCTATCTCGCCAACTCCACCGGCGTTTTTCGTCGCATCAAGGAAACTTTCACCAATATCACTAATTAAAGGCGCGACTTCTGCACCAAACTGTTGAGACACCGCCGACAGTACAGCACCTACTTTATCAATCTCGACCCCTGCCTTGCTAATATTAGCTGCATCAATATCAGACAAGGCAAGCCCTAAAGCTCTGGCCTGTTTAGCCTGCTCTTTTTGTGCTTCGCCGTTCTTTTGAAATAAAGGTAGTAATAATGTCGCATCTGAGGCAATCGCCTCTAGAAAAAACACCATTTCATTCTGTGACAGGTTGGCTTTTTCTAGGCTGCTAACATATAGCTGCAAAGAATCTTTACCCGATAGATTTCTAAACTCTTCCGCAGTAACGCCAACTTGGGGGGCAACCTTTTCAAAGAAGTCTATTAAGGGACCGCCACCAGTTGTTAAGAAGTCACCAACCTTATCAGATACATCTTTTAAAATGTCTGATAGTTTATCAGTTTGCACACCAACAGATTTAGCGCCAAAAGCTAGATTTTGAAATGACTCTAAAGAAGTATTAGCAACACGAGCAAATCCAATCAACTCTTTTGATGACTGTATTGAAGCCGTTGCAAGCGCACCAAATGCCGCACTAGATGCCGCAATACCAGCAAATGCTGTGGCGAGGCTTTTCATTGTTCTAGTGGTTTTTTCGCCTTGGGTTTCAAGCCTATCTAGCTGATCCGCCGCACCTTTAACGCCCTGAGTACCAACTTTAACAATTAAACTTGCAACATCAGTCATTATTTATTTATTCCTAAGTGCTGTCTTGATTGATTCGCTGCTTTGTATAGCGTTGCCAACAAACGGGCGAGGTGAGTCTTTACCATCATAAAATCCATGTTTATTCTGGTAAGTTACGCTCATTAAGTGTACCGCCTTGGATTCGAATTTATTAAGATTAGCGCCTGTTAATATATTCCATGCGTTTAACTCTGACCACTCTGGCTTTAACCCATAATCTAAGGCTATCTCAGCAACATACCGACAATAATTAATATTAGGCATATCATAAGATAAGCAGTCTTTTCTTAAAGCATTGCCGACTTTAGGTCTTGAGTTTAACCACGCTAGCTGATCGAAATATAAACATAAATCATCTAGCGTTTGGGCAAAAAATTCTTACCATTTAAGATGAACCCCTCAACCTGACTTTTTACAATGCTATTTTTCATACCGTAGACTTTCAGGGCGTTCGATTGGCTAAACACTAAAGACTTTCCATCTAGCTCCACGTTAACCCAGTCAGATGTTAAATCAGCAATCAATTTTAACGGATCGGATTCTTCACGCTTCGAGTCTGCAATAAAAGCCGCCGTATATTCTTTTGAATAAGGCCCGTAGACCGTAATGATGATATCCGTATCGTCATCTGTGTAAGGGTCTATAATCACACAATCGGCTGTATCGTTGCCAACTAATAAAGATAAATCCATTATGCCGCAACCGAAATAACGCCCTGATGATCAATACGCACATTCGCTGTGATTGCTCGTATCGTGTCACCATCGCCACCAGCACTTACTAGACTGAATACTTTAGCTTGGAAGTAATCAACTTCGCCATTGGAATATTCAAACTTAAACGTAAAACTGGCATCTGAATCGCTTGCAGTCTTAAGAATGATTTGACCGTCATCTAGACGAACCACGCCTAACTCTAAAGGGATCTCTGGTTCTTCATAAGTGCCTTTAATATGTCGAGTACCGCGAACATCTAGCGAGTTATAGGCAACGTCTGTATAAACACGCCCAATGTCGGGAAAGTTCATTAACTGACCAACCACTGTATAAGTAACAGACGCATCGGAAAAACCTGCGGCGTCATAAGTTGGGGGTGCGTCAGCACTAACACTAGCAATGACACCGTCGAACGTAATTGGAATGGCCATTTTAAAATCCTATGATAAATATTAATTGATGATTGATTATAACAGACACAAGTTATATTTGACTATAGCTTGCTTGAAGGTACGCCAATTGTTGACAATAACGGGAATGTGCTTACCAAGCCCGGCACATCTTTAAAGAATGTAGTATTTTTTTCAATTATGCCCTTGTGGTCTACAACAAGGTTGGCAGATAAATTACGAATAGTATTGCCGTCACCCTGCAAATTTGAAACGCTTGAAACTAATGCTGCAAAAAAGTCTAGCTCCCCGTTTCCATATTCAATCTTAAAAAGATATTGATTATCAGACTCACGAGCTATTTTTAATATAAATTGTCCTATGGCCTCACGATTTACTAATATTTCTAAAGTTGTTTCTGCTTGATTTGATGTGCCTTTTCTGTGACTAATACCACGCTGATCAAAAGTTTTGTAAGAAACATCAACATATTCTCTGCCAATTGTGCCAATGTTTGTTACACCACCTATCAAAGTATAACTAATAGATGACGCCCTAAAGCCATCAATATTATAATCTATGACTTGGTTTGCACTAATGCTAATTTTTGTACCTTGAAAAACTGTAGGGTCTGTAATGTTAATCCCCTGTTATAGATTGATAATTAATAACAACAGGCACGATATACCAAGCGCCATCTCGCGTGCCTGTACTGCGCGATACCGATTTAATTGTAACTAATTTACCGTTGTACGTTAATTTGCTTCTAGGAAACGCAGTGGCTAGCAAATCAGCTTTAGTGACTGCCGCGCTCTTGCCTGCATCAATTGGCGATATAACATCTATTTGATAGATTCCAAGATGGTCTAAGGCGCTCACATAGCTCAACCCAATAGGATCTGTATCAGCCGGTAATAATGTAGGTCTAAGATACAAGGTACCCACAACGGGCTTATAATTGATGTTCTCCCACGCTACCGGAATGCTATTAGCACTTGCAAACGTATTGAGGTTTGTATCTAAAGCCGCTGATATGTCTAAAAAATGCGTACTCATTTAAGTTTCCTTGCCTGCTTTTCTACTTCGCGGTTAAACTCTGCAACCGTTCTTTTGACCATCCCGTGGGGGGCTTGTGTTGACGATCCATTTTCCAAAGGCACGGCATAAGGGAGATTATTTACAAGATATAGCGAGTCTTCTAATTTTGCAGTGAAAGCAACAATTTTTGCTTTTGCCAGCGGTTCTGCACCGGTTTTGCTTATAGTATCAACTTCTCCAGAAGGCGGTTTATTAACATCAGTCTGCCAGTTTCCTCTAAATCTTCCTCCCACATAACCTTCGGGAACAGATCTAATGGACTGGTAGTCCACATAAGCTCCTTTAGTTTTATCAAATGCCACCCATAAATCTGGGTTTCCGACAGGTGAGCGTTTGATAACACTAGCTGTTAACGACAAAAATGTGCCACGAAAAACTTTTTCCGAGTTTCCTAAAGCAATGACAGAAAACTTTTTAAGCTCTGATTCAAAAGACATCGTTAGCTCCTTAGCTGCACTTCGTAAATAACCGGCGTACCCGCTGGATTAGTCTCGCGCACTTTAATGGTTTGATAAGCAACACTGTTAATCGTTATAACATCATTAGCCTCTGGCCTGCTGCCTGCCTGCATGATAAAGCGCTTATCAGTCGTTAGTATTGACGCGCCATCGATACGGCTTGTGTCAAAGTCTAACAAAGCACCCTTAGCCGTGTAAGCCGTAGTCGTGCCGCCGCTATTCTGTCCGGTTGCAGGGTTAAACGTGCCATCATCGTTATCATGTGACCATGAAGCGGTTTGACCTCGCTTAGTCAATAGATTAGTCGCTGTAGTTGCTAACCCTGTATAAAACGTGCTCACGCGCGCATTACCGTAAAGCCTGAACCATTGCTGCTTCTAACTAGCTTACGCTCTAATGATTTGATGCGTAAATTATAAACAAAGGGAGCTGCATTGTCTTGATATTCAATTTCAATAACATCAACTTTTTCTTTCTTAACTGCTCGCTCGACCGTTGCCAGTGGATCGTTACCCGCATCAATTGCAATAGTAACTTCGGCCTGCAAATCTTTTAATAGCTGCGGGATCTCGGTTGTAGTAATAACAAAGCTATCGATGTAAGCATTTAAGCGAGGCCATTGCAACGCCTGCTCTTTGGTATTCTTTAAGCCGATATAATCTAAGGTTTGCAAGTAAGTCATACCCTGCAAAAGCATAGAAGATACATCGCCATCAATAGTTATACCTCGCGCTGCGGCATAGGCATTAAACTCAATAATTGTAATATAGCTTTGAGCGTCTGCCTTGCCTGTACCTGTTTCTATAATTAAAGACATAGATTAACCCTGCTTTTAGCGATTCTTTTTATTGAATGGTTTGTCTTTGGGGGTTTCTTTGTTTTGTTTGTCAGTGTCTTTTAGATCTGACTTGTTGATAAGTACCGGCTCACCGTTCCGATAAATCGTTACTGTTTCTAATTTGTAGCTCATCTTATTTAATCCTGATTGTTACCGCTGCGGGATTAACCGCAACGGTAAACATTGATATAAATATTAGCCTAGCATTAAAGCCGAATGTTCTGGCTTTATATTCTTAACGCCCCAGGCTAGGCCAACTTCATAACGAACTTTACGATAGCCTTTATACATCGCAAATTCCATTGATAGACCTGAACGCGGATCAGTAATAGTGATTACGTCCTCAGCCATGTCGCCCTCTTCTGGTCGTGCCGGTGCGCGGGCTGCCAATACTAAAGCAGATCGAGCAAAACACATATTACGAGCAGCTGCCGCTATGACAGTAATCGCCGTAGTGCTGCCAGCGATTGCAATGCGTAAACCAGGAGCCGCTAAAGTAATAGTACCGCCGTTTGATACATCAGTATCACCTGCCGCAAGTACATACTTATTAGCATCCCCGGCAAAAGTGATAACGTCACCAACAATCAACGTACCTGTACCAGCACTTGCTAAGGTTATAACAGTTGCGCCAATAGCATAACCAGCCGCATTAGTTGTAGCACTTGCGCCAGTACCAGCCGCCGGTGTTAGTATCTGCGCTGACTCACGCAATGGCATACCTGCAACATCAAGCAATACACCTTGACGCAAGAGGCTATCAGTACCCGCAGCATTAACCGCTGACTGTAGACCAATCATATTCACGCCTGCGCTAGTGTTGATAACAAGCTGCGGATCAATATCACCGCCGTTATCTTTTAACACTTGTCTAGCTAATGCCGCAGCAGTGTAATCGTTGGCAGTGCCAAATGGAGTAGTGCCAGCCGTACCAACAGCGCGACTCATAGTTGAATATAAGCCACAAAGATCAGCTTCGACCTCATTCGTAACTTTACGAATAGCTTGTGCAATCTTCTGAGCACGAACACCGGGATAACCAGGGCCACTATTAAGCTTTAATTGATCGTCGCCAATAAAACCAAACTCGGCAGCGCGTGACTTAGTGATTTGAATGTCAGTGAAGCCAGATGTTTGACCAGTTGGGTCAGGGATTGTCATTGCGGGTGTAATGTCGCCTATGTTGCCCTCAGGCTCCACATCAACACGAATGTTTTGATTGATACCAGCACTTGCCGCCGAAGCATTCATAGTAACTGCGGGGGTCATACCGGTAAGTTCTCTTGATACAATATCAAGCGCTTCATAAAAATCAGGCACTAAGCCCGTTATAGTATTATCAGCCATTTTAATTTCTCTCTATTAATCGATGATTTCAGCTTTACCAGATCGACAGTCTTTAGCGATTGCCATCTGTTGTGCCGGGTTTAATGCCTTAAATTCAGACATTGTATAAGTTGTTGCGGCACCGCCGTTATTGTTGCTTCCGGTAGCACTGCCACCGCTTGAGTCAACACCATCAATGAGAAAATCATAGTCTGGATTTTTTGAAACTTCTAATTTTAAATCTGCGATACTTGACACTGTCAAATTACCGCTTGAATCTGTTACTTTAATGCCGTCCTCAGTGTATTTTAGACGACCTTTTAACTCTTTGGCTAAAAGTCTAGCCCTTTTAGTGTCTTTAGTCAATTCGTTGGCTAATGTCAAGGCTGCGTTTTCTTCACTTGTAGATGCTGACTTTAAATCACGGTCTGCAATCTGTTGCATTAACCCCTCGCGCTCTGTCTCTGAGCTTTTGTATAATTGCTCATAGTTGTTTGCGCCTTCTAGCCGTTCCTTCTCTTCTTTGGCCGCTTTAGCTTCAGCAGCCTTAGTGTGTTTGTTTGATTCGCTGATCTTAGCGTTTAACCTGTCGTTGTCTGCCATAAGCGTATCTAGCTTGCCTTGCCATTCAGCATTACTTGCATCTGTTGCCGCTTGAGCTTCTACCGCTAATTCTTCTGGGGTTTTTTGTACAGGATCAGCACCAACGCCACGCAATAGCTTTGGATTCTGCGCCCAATATTGCCCCCACATTGGAGAGTAATCATTTGCTGGTCTGCTAATTGTTTTAAACATTGTCTTCACCTTGGTCACTGACCGTTTATGCGCCACTGGCGCTGTTAAATGCTAAAGGGTTTAATTCCCTTAGCCGTTGTAAACTGTAAACCTTGCCTGAGTCATCGGTAAATTTACCAATAGATAACTTGCCGCTTCTAAATAACTTTGCTCGCTCAACGCCTAGCACTTCATTCTGTACCGCTGCATTCTGACGTTTTAAAAACCCACCATAGGTTACATTGCCCGGTACTGGCCCATCAATCGATGCTCGCTCACCTACTATCTCAGATCCTAAGTCAAATTTAGGGTTAACCTTTGGCACCCTTACTGATCGACAACCAAAATGTATTGGTGGTATTGGCCCTTTCCCTATTGGGAATATCTGACCATCTAAACTAGAGCATGATATAGATGTTCTACTGTCAAGCGTTGCCGTATATTCTTCCCCTATTATAACATCATCATTAGCCTTGTAGGTAGCTGACCGCGCTATGTTGCCCATATGGTTAGTTGATGTTCTAACCAGTGTCTCAGCTTGGCTTTTAAACTTGCCGCCTACAACCTCATCAATGTCTTTTACTAGCTCTTGCGATGTTTTACCCACTAGGGACCCATCACGAATAATCTGACCTATTTCTTTTGATCGATTCTTGGTGAATACCTTAACAGCTTCCTCAATGGTCAATGTTTGAGTTTTCTTACCGCTAATCAATCTCATTGGCACCTTAGTTATAGATGCCTGTATCTGTCGCAATGATGGTGATGATACCGCCTCTGCTGCTGTAGTCGCTAACAATGCTTGAGCTATAAATTCTGCCTCTTCTTTGCCGAACTCCTTTAAGCCTACAATCATTTCATCGCCATACTCATTCAGTATAGTTTCCGTAATCCTAGTGACTTGCTGCGCTAACCTAACGGCGCGTACTCTGCCGTAATCGCTGTTAACCGTTTCCTTAAGCTGCCTAGATAAGCGTGTGAGGTTCTTCACAAGCTTTTTAGCTTCGCCCCTACTGTAACGCTCAATTAATATCTGACGTAACGTGATAGCGTCAATTAGGGCGTTGTTGCTGCTCATTCAGTAGGATCTTGATCAATTGCCTCGGCCTCGATCTCTTCATCATCGCGTTCTATCTCACCGGCCTTGCGTAGTGTACCGCGTATATCAGTCTTACCAATAATGCCACGGTCAAACAATTGTATCTTGGCCACTATAGTTTGTGGATCTATAGATTTATCATAGAAATCCTCATTGATCTGAAAAACAGGCTCAAAGGTAACGCCCATAAACAAGTTAACCCAACCTAGCGCCGTTTGTATGGCTTCGGATGCGTTTTGGACAACATTGGCTAAAACACTATTGTCTCCGGCATGTTTAATTCTAGATGCTTCCGCTGTTTCAGCTTGACCATTAGGTTCAATCAATCGAGCGCCAATGCTAACCATCTGCGCTTCTTTTTTGGTCATTGCCTCGGCTGCTGAACCGTTAGCAACGGCCTGAACTAATGTTACTGAACCACCACCAGCAGTTACAATGCCACGACGAGCACCAACCTCCACACCGTTTGGGTTTAATGTGCTCCACTCTGTAGAAGTCATCGTACCGCTGTCTATATGAAGCATGGGTTGGCCGTGTAAGTCTATGCCTTCCTCATAAGATGCGCTATTCACATAATGACCAATGTTAATCTCTGCAATGTCATACAACGCCGCATCATCTACCGCAGGATCGTTAGAGTAAGTGCCTGCGATGATAAATGGTATTTGGTTTAGTGTTTGCCCGTTAGCTCTAGGCTGTGCAACGCTATGAATTAGGTCATCACGATAGACAATCACATTATAAACGCCATCGATTAAGCATAGCTTTCTATACTGTATTAATTTGCTTTGGTCGAACTCATCTTTATCTACGTTGTACTCTTCCATCAATACAACTAAGGACAATACGCTTTGACCGCCAACTATTGATGTCTTCCAGTTGATTATATTTTCAGCAGTGTAAACTTTTATTCCTGATGTAAATCCTAATGCCGTTACTTGCTCCTTGCTTAGATTAGGCTCTGATTCAGGGTAGTCAACCAATAACCCTATGCGGCCAACCTCTAATAAATCACCTGTTACGACCTTACCTAATTGCTCTAGTGTTGTTCCTGAGCCGGTAGCATTATTAATGATGTACTCAATGCCGGTTACATCAACAACAGGAGGCCGCCTAAATGCCATCCCTACCATCGAATTGCGCGTGCGCGCGGTTACATTTAAGAACTGAGCACGTTTTTTAAAGTCTTTGTATCTGACACTGTTATTATCAATGTCATTTTTTTGATCTGGATTAGGCAGATATACAACGCCTTTAGATCTAACCTGCTTTGCACCCGATACGCAATCACGTACCAGCGTCCATTTAGACAAGTTGTTTGTATATGTTGGGTTTTTTGTATCTATTGGCATTAGTTAAACCTTATATCCAAGTCTATCGCGGGTTTGCGTACAGGCCATTTGCGATTAATAAAATAACCTGACGCATCCATCCAATCATCAACCGATGGATGCTGATCATACTTTTCAGGATCTCCCTTAGCCGTATAACCTTGCGTCTCCATTGCGTGTGTTAGATTCTCGCACTTGTCAGTATTGATTAATATTCTATCGTGTGATAATAACGCATTTACAGCGTTAATTCTATCACGTACGGCGGGATTAGCTGCGGGGGCATCTACTTGGTATCCTGCGTTCTCAATCAAGCCAATATCAGACAATGTGGCGTTTGTGCTGCCAGATCTACCGGACGCATCAGGGTAAACAATAACTTTCCTTCCCTTGTACTTGTTCAAGTTGTTAATAAAATCATATGTATCATGGCTTGAGAACTCATCTACTGCAATTGGCTTGTTGTCGTCTATAACCCATATTGTAGCGCATGTGCCGCCGATATTAAAATCTAGACCTACATATAAAAACTTATCACTATCTGTAATGACTCGATTTGTGTGATGCTGGCTACGGTTAAAGAAATGATAAACCTTATTTTCATTGAGGCTTACAAATTCACCATTTAAATATAATTCTGCCAGTATTGGGTCATAGTTAGATCTAATCTGCTCTATGTAATCATCAGGCAAGTATGGGTTTGTATGAGTAGGCGCTTTTATTAGCTCATATCCTGGTTGAGCGTTCTTGCCCCACTTGCTATACACAAAGCCGTTAAAACCTTGGTCTGGAGTAGTCACCGCACCAATAGTATTGACTGTTGATCGCTTCTGCCTATTACGTTCAGTAATCTTGCGCCAAACTAGAGCCGCCTTATCCTTTGGTAGCGTATCGATCTCATCGACAATTGAATGTGCCGTTTCATAAGCTATAATTCTTTCAGGTCGATCGTATGATCTTAAAATGATATTCCCGTAGCCGTGCAGCTGAACCGCATAATCTGATTTGTTGAGGCTGTACCCTATACCAAGCTGCTCTAAATCTTGCTCTATGCCCGGCATCGCTCGTAACTTAATTAGATCATAAGTAGGCATGTAATACGCGCCATTGGCACCAGGGTCTATAAGCATCTTTAGCACAAGGCGCATTGTGCCGCCCTTACTCTTGCCACTACCTAAGCCACCAACAATTGCAGGGTACTTGCTTTCACTAAACACAAAAGTTTCTTGAGGCTCAGTTAAAGGCAGTTCAACCCTCACGCTTGGCCCTCGTAATTACTAGCTCGCTAACATTGGTTTGGGTGTTTTGTTGCATATGTGATGGCTTTGCGTGTCTGTCGTTAATCTTGGTCAGTATTGACAACTTATCAACTCCCTCAACAACCGCTTTAAAGTCATTACCTGATTCAGGTGTCTTGATTAAAACATTGGCTGTTTTCATTGCTTCCTTGCTAAAAGTCTCTATTTCACTGAGCATAGACACCTTAAAAGCGACTGAATGCTCAATAGCGCTCAGTTCTTTGTCACTTAACAAGCTAACCTCTTGAGCTACTTCAACTTTCTTCTGAATTAAGCGCTCACTTTTCTTGTCTAAACCTTTGGTTATGTTGGCCACTGTGCCATTAGATATCTTGTGTTTTTTCGCTAGCTGTCGTTGTGAATAATCACCCGTATGATAATCAGCTAACAAAGCGTCTTTATCATACTTTGCCATTTTACCTAATCCACTGAATTAGTTGATACCTATCACTGATAAGCGTTGTTTGTACTGGTTAATATTTAATCGTTTTAATCAGGTCTATCAAGTCCTGCTTGTCTGCCCTTGCGTCCTGCTTTGTGTATATTTCTTTAGTCGCTTGTTTTAACTGTAGGATCGCCTCTCGATTGTTGCTTGATATAATCTCAAGAGCTACCAGCCTTGCTTGATGATTAATAATAAGCGATCTTGAGTCCTCACCTCTTTTCATGTCTTGACGTATAAAGCTAATATCTTTGCTAAACTCCGCAAGCTCTATTCGCATCCCCGTTACTATGCCCCAACCAGAGACTAGACCCCCCAATAATGCTGTAGCTATCATCATGCCGATTTGTTTAAACATAGAGCGCGTATTAGTCCTGTATTCGGTTGTCATTGGTTAAAGCCCTGTGTTTGCATTACTTATACGTAGTTTTGCGGGGTTTCTTCTTTTTAGTTGCTGCCATGCTGCTTACTTCCTGATTAATTGTGTTTTAGCTGCACTGCTTCGAGTCGTACCTACCCAATAAGCAATTGAGTCACCCCATTTAGCCAGTAATGCACCAAATAATAGATTAGCTAGGGTTTTGTTGTCTTCTGGAATAGCTAGCGTAAATAGCATGTAAGCACCTATCGCCACCATAAAAGTCAATGATATGCAGATTATAGCAGGCATTTTACTGTGTTGATGTTTATCTCTTGCATTGGCTAAATCACCAAGCTCACTAGCTAAAATCTCGTTGTCTAGCTCACGCATTCTAATTTTGAATTGATTGTTTGCCTGTGTGATTTTTAGCATCATTTCAGGGCTGGCAGACTCGACCGCTTTCTGTAGGTCGTCTTGTGTGCTGATCTCGTTGCCTGTCGCATCAGCTATGGCTTTGATTGCTAACTGTGGCAAGGTTGCGCCGCCGGTTAATACTGCCGTAGCAATATCGGGGGCATATTCTTTTAACTTGTTTAGCCAATCCATTAGTATGCCCTCCAAAATGCGTCAACGTCAAAACAGGGGCAGTCTTTACCCGGATCTAAATCTTTATGGCCTTTAATTTCTGCATCAGGGTATCTGATATGCAGGTAATTTAATAAGTGCTTTAACGCATCATATTGCAAGAATGTAAAGTTAGCCTCTGATTTAAATTCGTCATCAACACCCCCAACAAGACAAATACCCAAACTATTGCGATTATGACCGCGAACATGAGCGCCCTGTACAGTGTCCTCACGGCCCTCTTCTTGTGTGCCATCCCTACGTATTACATAATGATAACCGATGTCTGACCAGCCTTTATCAGTGTGCCATTTGCGTATTTCAGCCGCACCTATATCCATATTTGGCGGTGTTGCTGCGCAATGAACTACAATTAAATTAATCATCTAATACCACAAATTAAGTTGATTTAATATCACTATTTTACTATGCGAGCACTATAGTAACAACCTATAATTAGTTGGCATCTATTCGCTTTTTTAATAT